GAATGCTGCAGTGAAGTGCATCACATCTTTTCGATTAGACACAAAACCTTCATCGAATTGCCCAGCTAGATCTGAATCTAGAATTATTTGGGGTGAAACCTTAAAGCCAACTCTATCTGCACCACCGGAACGTGAGTTCGATAAAGCCCACATATTATCAAACATTCCTTTTGAGTCTGGTGGTATAAAACCTTCAAATATATTTGAGAATAGTTCCTCCTCATACTTATCAACCAATCGCGGTGCGCTGGAATTTATGCCTTCCAGTACTATTCTTTGCGTTTTTGATTTATAACCTTTGACAGGCAACGAACCATGGCACGACCTACTATACCCTTCAATGTTACCAGGGTGAGTCAAGTGCGTTATAGCGTCCAGCATCTTGGTATTGTACATTGAAACATTGTATTTATCGGCGGCGTTGCTGTTACCACTGTACTCTGTAAAGATCTCCATTAAACCTGTAGTTAATTCTGGAATAACCGCACTTATTGCCTCAGCCACTGACTGCTTATTCGGAGGTACATTATGATTATGCGCAATTATTGCTATTGAGTATTGATCATAAATTCTCATGTTCCTTTGCACTTCTGTGTCAAAAGGCATGTCGTCGAACTCTTGTTTCACAATTATTCCCGAAGGAACATTCATAGATAGGTCAGCACTCAAAAGGCGCATCATTTGAACCACGACTTTGTCCATTTGCCTTCCAACTTGCCCTGGATGCTTTCCAAGGAATAATAGCGCGCCTTCCAAGTAGTTACTGAAACCATGAAAGTTTGTGCTGGGATCGTCAAGATGCGATGATCCAGTAATTTCTAGCGCGACTGAGAAACATAAGAACATGCGTAATGGGCCCATAGTTGTTAAAGCAGAATCCTGAAGCGGGAATCCACCTTCTGATCTTTCGACGAATGGCATGCGCGTTTCAGCTGGCACAATTCCACCAATTGATTTAGATAACTCACCTCGCGACCATTCCATTAGGCCTTTAGTTTTTAGAGCTTCATAGCCAACATCTGTAAGAGTTGTCGT